GTCATCATTTCCTATCGGGTCATCCAGACTCAGGTCGAAGGAAACCTCGTTTACCCGTTCTTCCGGGAACTTCCTTAGACCTCCGACACTTCCAGACTGCTTCCGGTAAGTAATCGGCGTGTGCGGAGTTTATCGCTCCGCTTGAAAAACGTCGAACGAACCGGAGGCACAATGGGCCGCGCAAGTATTGAATACATCAACAAGGATTATGAATCGATCCGGCAGGAACTGCTGGCCAAAGTGCCGCAGCTGACAGACCGCTGGACCGATTTCAATCACTCCGATCTTGGGGTGGTTCTGCTGGAACTGTTCTGTGGTGTCGGCGACATGTTGGCCTATTATCTGGACGCGCAGGCCGCCGAGGCATTTCTGCCCACGGCCCGCCAGCGTCAGAACGTGATCAATCTCTGCAATCTCATCGGCTATCAGCTGGATACGCCGGTCTCTTCCACGACCACCATCCGCTTTTCACTGGCTGCTCCGCTTGATTTTGATCTGCCGATTCCGTCCGGAACTCAATGCCGGGCGCTGCTCGAGGATGGCAAGGCCGACTTTGAAACCGTGGATGATGCCTTCATTCCCCGTGGTGAACTCTCCGTCGATATTCACGCCCGTCAGGGTATCCGTAAATCCGAGGAGCTGGAAGCGACCGGAAAGCCGTGGCAGCGGTTCCATCTGAGTGGAGCATCCATCGCACAGGCAACCATCCGTGTTCTTATCGATGACGATACCTGGAGCGAGGTCCGCCATTTTCAGGAAACCGACGGCGACAGTCTTCACTTCATGGCCGACACGGATGCCTTGGATATTACCTCCATCCTCTTTGGTGACGGCCAATCCGGAGCGGTTCCCGCTACCGGAAAGACCATTTCCGTGAGTTGGCTCGAAAGCCTCGGAGCCAAGGGCAATATCGGTCCGGGCCGCATCACACAGCTTCTTTCAGCCGTCTATCACGACAGTGCCCAGATCCCGCTGACCATCTCCAACCCGGTGGCTGCTACCGGCGGCTCATCCCGTGAAACCATTCAGCATGCCCGCAATCAGGCTCCGGCCGAACTGCGCAGTCTCTGGAAGGCGGTAACCCTTCAGGACTACAAGGCGCTTGCCGAGGGCTATCCCGGTGTCGCCAAGGCCAAGGTGCTCGACACCAACGACTGCCAGAACATCCGTTATTACAACGTCCATCTGGCCATCGCTCCCAATGGCGGCGGCATGCCGTCGGGGCTGCTCAAGCGTGATCTGGCTGACTATCTGGAACGTCGCAAAGTGATCACCGTCGAGGTGAAGCTGTTTGACCCGGTCTACCGGCCCATTCATATCGATTGTGAGGTCTATGCATGGCCGGGCGAGGCTCTGGAAAACGTGCGCAGCCGAATCGAATCGGCTCTGGCGGATTTCTTCGCCTTCGATCAGGTTAACTTCGGCCAGACCATCCATTCATCCGATCTCATTGCCCTGATCGATGGTGTTCGGGGAGTCAGTCATATTCATCTCTATACGCCCCAGCTGGACGTGGAACTCGGGCGCGGTGAAATACCGGTTCTCGGCTCGGTCAACCTCGATATGCGGAGGGCCGAATAGTGGCGGACTGGTTCCAGAACAATCTCATCGATCTGCTGCCGCCGTTGTATGAGCACAAGGATGAAAGCGGCGATCTTCGCTCCTTGCTTTCACTCCCGGCTGGCACGCTCGACGAGATCAAAGAGGCCATCGACAGGTTCCCCGACATATTTGACGTGGAGCGCTGTGACGAGCGGTTTCTGCCCTTGCTCGCATATCTGGTGGGTCACCGCTATGACGGCACGGACACGCCGGAAAACCAGCGTCGTCTGATTCGTGAAGCAGTCGAAATCTACCGCCGCAAAGGAACCATCCCGTCCATCGGGCGCAGTCTTACATCGATTGGTTGGGAGGGCCAGATTGAAGAAACCTTCCGCAGTGCTCTCCGTCTAAATTCCCGCTCTCGTTTGAGCTCGGCAAAACTCCCCGGCAATGTGTTCAGCCTCGGAGTCTATCGGGTTCACAGTCTCAACCTGGCTGAGGGTGTACGGGATGCATTGTCTTTTCATCACCCGGCTGGCACTCGTGCCTTTTTCCTGCAGTGGCTGGCAACTTTTCTGGAGATCGGGTCCGATCTGGAATTTCAGAACGCCGCCCATGTCCGCAGTGTGGTTCTGGCTTTTCTCGATGAAACCTTTGTGCTGGGAAGAAGCCGTCTCGGCTCCTGTCGCCATCTGACCAACAAACAGCGGATATTCGATTACCTGCAGCTGACCAGCACCGTGGAGATGGTTCCGGAAATCGACCGGGCCGCCAACAAGGTCTCCCGTTTTCATGGCCGTCAAAACAGGATGCGCCTCAATCACAGGCCGCTTAACGAAAGACGGCTGGTGAACACCTCCATCCGCGAGGATAGGCTGTCCTTCTGTAATCCAATCTATACCGGCCGGGATTATCTCTCCGATATTGTCGAATCCGGCTTCAACCTGTCAGCTGACAATCTCAACCGCCGCAGGCTTTCCTTTGCCGATGCGGAAACCCTTTACTGCTTTCGGCAGAAAGACCTCTTTTCAATTCTGCAAGCAGAGGATTCGGAAGCCCTGCAGAACAGACAGACCTTCGGCTTCAACATCGAAGCGAGAAACCGGAAATGTTTCCAACTGGGCCGCTCACCACTCAATGGCAATGTGGTTATCAACGCGATTCAGGGTGGACACAGCAGTGCTCTGCTGGTTGCCGCCGCCGGATGTAAAGCCGGAGTCACCGAAGCATCTGATCTGATCAACCGCTGGCGTCGGAGAGGGCCTGTATTCAAGCTCAACGCGAATGTCCTCAACAACCGGACTTTGACCAATGCGAACCTCACCGGTGAACGGGCATCGCTTGAAGTCTATGTGGATACAGGTTCTCTCCAACGCCCACGGATCGTGCCTTTGAGCCTCAACCAACGCGCTCTCAACACGACCTCTTTACGCCTCTCCGTGGATCGAACCAGACCGCTCCGTATCGGCCGGATGAAACTCAATCAGGCGGGTTTCCGGTTTACCGAACCTTCGTATCGCTGGCTGTTCCGTCAGCAGGATTTCAGCGAGTCGCAGGAGGCTGCGACAGAGAGCGCCGTGAACAAATACCAAGTAACCCAATGGCCTGTTTAAGGAGAGATTATGGCAATTCACTTATACCTCGATGAACAGTTGACCCAGCAGATTTCGGAAGGCGACTTCAGCAATCCGGATGCGGACAACTACAACGGCACGGATGGAGAAATCAAAGACCGGCAGATTTTCGTGGCCAATGAACAGACCACGCTCGCCGCGCCCATTGATGACGTCCAGACCGACATAGAACTGACCGAACCGCGCTTTGCCGATGCGGAATACATCGTCATTGGCACCGAGCAGATGCAGATCCTTTCCGGCGGTGGAACCACCAATCTGACCGTAAGACGCGCCGTCGCCAACACCGTGGCAGCATCCTACGCGGCCGATGTGCCGGTCTATTCCGGATACGACTATACAGGGCTGGTGGTGGACCCGATCGACGAGTTCGAAACCGACGAATCGGTCTGGTACAAGCTCGCGCTCACACAGGCCGGACTCGATGCCGCCACCCAGAGTGCGCCGCTCAACCTTGGAGCCAAGGCCCACAATCAGACCATCTCTTTCTGGCGTCGCTGCACGGTGCTTTCAGGCACACCCGTCCAGAACAAAATCGATATCAAATTGCGCCTCACCGGAACAGAGAACCCCGTTTTATAAGGAGTGAACCATGGCTTATCAAAGTATTCAGGGAACCGCCAGCGGCCGATTGGACCTGCTGAACAAGATCAAAGATTTTCTGGTGACAACCGTTGGCTGGACATTGCATGACGACCAGTCCGCCGATGCCCGGCCGTACTATGTATTCAAATCAACCGGGGAATCCGGAGCCGAAGATATCTATCTGCGCTTCCAGATCGGGCAGAGCTCCGGCCGCATTGAAGTGGCCGCTTTCCAGTATTGGGACAACACCACCCAGACCGGTGCAGGCGAAGCGTTCTACAGCTCCTACACCTATCTCCGGGCGGAGGACACCGCCGATTTCATTTACTGGCTGTATGCCGACCTCGACCATGTATTCGTCGTCAGCAAGATCGTCTCGACCTATTACGGCCATTACAGCGGCTCCATCAAACGGTTCTGGTCCTCGGCGGTTGCCATCACCCAGACCGCGATTGTCAACGGCAGCGCCGTGGTGGCGCAGGTCAACGATGCATCGATCTTCACACCCGATCAGCATTACATCATCAAGGACGACGCCAATATCGAGCGAGTCAAAATTACCGCCATCGATACGGTTGCCACGCCCAATACCGTCACCATCGAAACGCTCATCAGCGATTATGCGGCCGGAGCCAAGATCGGCGAGGACCCGCAGCCGGTGATCACCGGTTACTACAACATGCCAAGCACCTTTTACGCCGTGAACAAGTTCGACGGCTGGACTTCCGCCAGCGGACAACGCGGCCGTTGCGGTGCGGCCCACGGCAACCTGCAAAGCGATACCGATCCGGAACGCCGCTACGACACCACCATTCTTTTCCCATGGATGGTCAGCATGAACGGCTCGGACAGCTATCAGGAGCTGCGCGGAGAACTTATCGAAATCTATGCCACCGGCGGAGCCAACGTGGCTTCCGAGGACACCGTTGAAATCGGCTCGGATTCCTATCGGGTCTTTAACCTTTCCGGCGGCGGCTGGTGCGCAATTAAGGAGTAAGGCTCATGGCTGCTGTTAAAGGACAAATCAAAACCACAAACCAAATGAAAGGTCGGCGTGTTCCGCAACCGCTGGCCAATCTCAACAAGGGAATGGCTTTCAAGATGACCGGGAGGATTCGCCGTGGCCGTGCATAAGGGAGCCATCATTCGACCTGCCGTTATCCGTGGCATTCGCAGACCCGAATTTCAGGTCAATCTGCCGCCTGTGCAGGGTGCCTATTTCGACCTGTTCGGTCCCCGGGATCAACGGCGCACCATTGTGATTCAGGCCGATGCCTCTGTCAGGGCTTCAAACCAGCGCTCAACGGTGGCTGACAATCAGGTCATTGTGGCGGGCCGTATCGAGCGGTCATCCGATACCTGGCTGATCATTCCACAGGCATTTGAACAGCTGGCTTTTACCGCCGTTCGGGTGACGCATCCCCGACAGGCAATGCTGGATACAGCGCTCACGATCAGCGGTTCCCGGGCATTGACGGCCGATACCGCCCAGCATCTGGAGCAGCAGTTTGGCCGTTCCGCCGATGCGGGGCTGACCATTTTCAATGTGATTATCAACGAAGAACACGAGATTCAAACATAAGGAGAAGACCATGGCATTGGGACTCATAGTCAAATCAGGCCGTGTATTGACGGCAAAGCTCCTGATGGGACAGGCAGTGGAAGGCATAACCCACTGCGCCATCGGGGATGGAGATGAAACATTCACCGAGCCGCAGAATCCGCCTGCGCCGGATATCGAGCAGACGGCCCTCAAAAACGAACGGGCCAGAAAGCGATTCTACAAACGGACCTTTCTCAAGGAGGACGCCGAAGGTGCGCTGGTGGTCAATGGTGTCCGCTATCTGGAGACCGGGGAAGAGACCAACACCATCGGCATCTTCTTTCGTTTTGATGAGGCCGAGGCCAACGGCATCACCATTCGTGAATACGGATTTTTCGGAGGCGACGTCGAATACGTGGCCAGCGTGAGCGGTGATCTGGCCATGGGCGGTGTGTTCCATCAGGACACCAACCCGGTCGGAGAGGTGCTGCGCCCGGGCTACCTGTACGAAGTGAAGAACATTCCAGATTTTAACAAGATTTCCGATACCCGCGTGGAGCTGGTCGGGATCATCAAAATATAACCGGAGGTAAACAAAATGAGTATTTCAAGAGATACATTCGATCCCGCCAAGAACTACAAACGCATCCGCTATCATCAGGACCGGGATCTGCTCGATTCCGAGCTCAACGAACAGCAGGAACTGATCAGCCTCGAACGCCGCAAGATTGCCGATATCCTTTTCAAGGAAGGGTCGATTCTGAGCGGTCTCGATGTCACGGTGCAGGATAACGTGCTCACCCTGACGCCGGGCATGGTCTATATCGACGGCCATGTGGAAGCGGTCGCCGGAGCCACCTTGACCTATGATCCCGCCACCACCAGCGGTGCGGACTATGTCTATGCCGAGTTGCTTAAATACAATTACGGCTACACGCAGGACCCGTCGCTGATCAATCCGGCTACAGGTGAACCCACAGCCGAGCGCGAGAAATGGGTGCTGGCTCTGAAGACCACCGATACCACCGGCCTGACGCTTCCCAACAACGTAACCGAGCGTAAGGTGGTGCCGATTTACAAATTCGACCGCGAGACCGGCGATGTCACGGCAACGGTGCAGGAAAAATCCAATTTGTATCTGCGCGACCTGCTGGGCACGCTGCCCGGCAGCAGGATCACAGTTTCCTCCATTACCGAAGACCAGCTCTCCTTTGCCGCCGCTGAAGGACTCAATTCACTGTTGCAGAATCTTGCCGAGCGTACCTTCGATCAGGCGGGCAGCTATCTGGTCAGCGGTTTCGACAGCTTTATCGGGTCGGTGGATGATACCGATGTCGAAGTGATCACCAACGCGGGCCGGGCTTACATTCAGGGCTTCCGACATCAGCGGGATCTGCCCACCTCCACGCTGGTTCCCAAGTCGGTGGCCATCAAGTCGGTGCGTGGTGAACAGAAGACCTACAACATCAGCCAGCGCCGCTATCCGGTCAATTCCACACCGCTCAAAGAGACCACGCAGGTGGAAGCCATTGTGGAGATGACCGCCAATGTGACTCGTGGCTCGGTCGGCGGCGGTGAGGATCTGCTCGATCCCAATCCGGTCGTGGATATTCTGGAAGTCAGTCAGGGTGCCACCATTTTTCAGGAAGGCATCGACTGGCAGCAGTCCGGCAATCATGTGGACTGGATCGGCTCGGGCAATGAACCGGCCATCGGCACCACCTATACCGTGCGCTGGACCTACACCAAGCAGATGATCAAAGGCGAGGATTATGTGGACGGCGGCTGGTTCGGCATTACCGCCCATCCGACGGCCGGGACCTATCATTATGTGGTGACCGCTTTTGACGGCTCGGGTGAAACCGCCTTCAACTCCGGCAGTGTGCTTTCGAGAATGACTCTGGCCGGAGAGATGAACCGTCTTTCATGGCTGCCGGTCAACGGTGCCAACGGCTATCGGGTTTACCGGGCCGCGACCAACGGTTCCAGAACCGACTTCCAGCGCATCAAGGAACTGGGCAGCGAAGCCATCTCCTATATCGATGATGCGGTGGACGAACCCGTGGCATCCAATCCTCCGGCCAGCAGCTCGGCGGCGGTTTCCATGTCCACGCCCCAGATTGAGCTGGGCAATCTCAATGTGGTCAACTTCGGTCGCGGAGCGCTGGGTGATGAACCGGTCAACGGCTCCAACTGCAGTATCGATTACGATTATTTCCTCGGCCGTAAAGACATCATTTACGCTACCACCCGGGAGATCAAACGTCTCGAAGGTGCTCCGGCTGACTTTCCCAAGCTGCCGATCGTTCCTGAGGATACACTGGGTCTGTGCAGTATCGACTGCCCGCCCAACTCCACCGATATGACCATCCGCAATTTTGGGCTTACCCGCATCACCATGGATCAGATCCATGACATCATCAAAGATGTGGAGGACCTGAAATACAACGATGCCCAGTATCAGATGAACAACGAGCTGCAGAACCGCGATGCCCAGTCCAAGAAAGGCATCTATTCGGATGACTTTTCCAATACGGCGCAGTCGGACATCTATCACGCCGAGTGGGATGCCCGGGTAAACGAACTGGGCAAGTTCGCCTCTCCGGATCGTTCGGCCATTTCCACGGCGCTCGAGGTGGATTCAGGCAGCAGCGATGCCAGCTTCTTCGGCAGTTTGGCGCTGTTGCCGGGTTCGGAACAGGTGGTGCTCGAACAGAGCGACTGGTCCGAGGAACGTAACATCAACCCGTATGCGGTCTTTGAAAAGCCGCCTGCCATGCTGCAGGTCACGCCCAATATCGGCCGCCGTGGCCAGACCGGCATTGCCGTGACAGGCATCAACTTCACGCCGGACCGCTCCGGGATTGTCCTTCGCTGTGACGGCCGTGTCATGGCCAGCAATCTGGTCAGTGACGATGCCGGACGTGTGACCGCATCCTTCACGGTGCCGACGGAAGCCCGCAACGGCAACCGTATCGTGGAAATGGCGGATGGTCAGTACACCGCCCGGGCCAGCCTGCAGATCAATGATCCGCTGGTGATAACCCGTATTCAGCGCTTTATCCAAACCAACATCATTACCCGCATCGTTCGTGTGCCGGTGGTGCGTACCGTCTGGAGAACCCGCACCATCTTTGTCCGCCGTGATCCGCTGGCCCAGACCTTCAGCTTTACCGAAAACCGGGTGCTGTCGGCGGTAGGTATTCAGTTCACCGAGCGGGATGCCTCCATTCCGGTAACGGTTCAGATTAGAGGCGTTACCACCGGATTGCCCAACGACACCATCTTTGCAGAGAAGGTGATCGCTCCGTCGGAAATCAATCTCGGCGGTGAAACCAAGATCAACTTCGACGATCCGTTTTACGCGGAAGCCAATACCAGCTATGCGGTGGTCCTGCTGACCAACAGCACCAATTACAAGGTGCGCACCGCCACCCTTGGCAAGACCGGCCGTCAGGGCATCATCACCCGGCAGACCTATGCCGAAGGTGTGCTTCTGGAAAGCTCCAATGCCGAGACCTGGACTCCGCTCAACGGCTCCGACCTCACCATGAAACTCTATGGTTATGAGTTCGAGAACGAAGGTGCGGTCCAGTTCCAGCCAGTCAGCGGTGTGCAGTTCTCTGATCTGAACATCGATGAATACTCGGCCATTCCGGAAGGCACCCATCTTATCTGGGAATATTCCACCGATGGCGGAGTGACATGGGATGCGGTTGTTCCGGCCGAGGAAGAGCGTCTGCCCAATCTGGCCAATGGTGTCTTGGTGCGGGTGCGCTTCAGTACCGGTATGGGCAACGACACTCCGGCGCTCAACTTCCGGGATGTCAACCTGATCGGCTACCTGAACAATACCGCCGGAACCTATCTGACCCGTGAGAACGAACTGACGCAGGGCGTGGAATCCACCAAGGTCTACACCCAGATGGATATCCCCAGCGGCACCAGTGTCCAGTGGTTCACCTCCAATGACGGCGGTGAAACATGGGAAGCCATGACCATCGACGACACCCGGCCCATCGATGAAGACTGGACCGAATACACACTGATCAGAACCTTCAGCGATCCGCAGGGCAACAAGGTGCGCTACAAAGCCGAGCTGACCGGAACCGTATTGACCTATCCGAGGATTCACACCCTCGGTGCAACCCTGAGCTGATGGAGGCCCCGATATGATCGTTAAACGCCGTGGCGGGATGACGGAATTCATCCCGTCTCCACAGGAAAAACGGGAAGGACTGGTCCGGGATCACTCCTTCAATCTGATCGAAAACCTGCACCACAGGTTGAACCGGTTGGAGGAGGAACTCGGATTGCCGCTCGATGAGGCCGAAGCCTGTACCTCTTTTCTGGATAAAATGAAGCAGGATGAATCCCGAAATACAGCGATTCATACCAGCCTGATTACGGGTAGCAACCCGGATTCCTGACCCAATCCCATCCGTTAAAAACAGCCAACGCCCCGGAACGCCAGCACGCTTCCGGGGCGTTTCTTTTAATGTGTCCGCCCGAATGCCGCCAAACTCGTAACATGTTGAAGATAAAGGTGTTAAATGTCGTTTCTTTCTGTTCTTCTACTTGCTTTCTGACGGAATTAAAGCATTCATTCACATGTAAGCTGAAGGCTTAAATACAAGCCCGGCAACAAGTTAGAAACCGTAAAACGGAGACTGTGAATGGATTTAAGAGAACTCAGATACGGAATCGAGATCGAGACCGTAAAACGCACCCGGGAACAGATAGCCTGGGCAATCCACTCGGTGGTCGGCGGCCATGTCAGGCATATCGGCGCACCGTCCTGCTACGATCCTTGGGAAGTGGAAGATCTGCGGGGCCGAAAATGGAAGGTGGTCAACGACGCATCCCTGACCAATGTGCCATCTCACCTGCGGGCGGAGCTGGTGAGTCCGGTACTGACCTATGACGACCTCGAGCAGCTGCAGGAGGTGGTTCGGGCCATCCGCAAGGCCGGTGGAAAAATCAACAGCCAGTGCGGCATCCACATCCATATCGATGCCGAGCCCTTTGACGGGCGCAAGCTGGGCAACCTTGCCAAGGTGGTGTACAAACAGGAACCGCTGATCCTGCATGCCCTCGGGATCAACAGCGACCGCCTGCGCCGCTACACCCGACCGGTCAGTGATGAGCTGATCCGAAACATCGAACGGCAGCGCCCCAAGACCAAGGTCCAGCTGAACCGCATCTGGTACGGCTACCACAACAACCAGCCCCAGCATTACGACAACACCCGTTACCATGGAGTCAACCTGCACAACGTCTGGTATCGGGGCACGGTGGAGTTCCGCTGGTTCGAGGCGACCCTGCATGCCGGAAAGATCAAAGCCTACCTGCAGTTCTGCTTGGGCATCGCCGCCAAGGCGCTCAACGGCAGAGCCGCATCCAGCCGCAAGCGGGACTTCGATCCGCAAAGCGCCAAGTATGACTTCCGGGTCTTCCTGCTCCACCTCGGCCTGATCGGGGATGAGTTCAAAACCGCCCGATTACATCTTATGAAAAACATGCCCGGTGACGCGGCCTTCAAGAAAGGTCGTCCCAAACCGGATGAAACCGAAACCACCATTCAAACCACAGAGGCCGGGTCTAATCCCGGCCTTTCTGTTTTAGGAGGTGAATCATGAAGATACTGATCCACTCGACGACACTGGACGGCGAACCG